GAACTTGTGGAAGGCACAGTAAAACAGGACGAACAAGGTGAATACCTTGAGATGGTTCTGTCAGAACGTGACACCAAGCTAATCCGCTACCTAGCCAAGCACAAGCACATTAGCCCCTTCGGACATTGCTTTGCTTCCTTCCACGTTAAAGCCCCTGTGTTTGTGGCACGTCAGTTAGTGAAGCATAAGTTCCTACGTTGGAATGAGGTCAGTCGTCGCTACGTGGATGAAGAGCCAGAGTTCTATTTACCTGATCAGTGGCGTGGGCGCAGTAAAGACAAGAAGCAGGGTAGTGATGGCACTGTTCAGACGTTTGTGTCTGATTGGGATACGTACAACCACTCACTTAAAATTTACAAGGACTTACTAAAAGATGGTGTATGTCCTGAACAAGCCCGTATGGTGCTGCCACAGTCAATGATGACTGAGTGGTACTGGTCAGGTAGCTTAGATGCCTTTGCAGACATGTGTACGCTGCGCTGTAAGCCTGACACGCAGTATGAAAGTCAGCTAGTAGCAAATCAAATTGATGACATGATGTCTGAGAAGTTTCCCGTGTCGTGGGAAGCATTAAGGATGTATGCAGAATGAATACAGAAGCAGGAATAATTGGTGTAGAACAGGTAAAAGAACATGAAGATGGTTCCGCTACCTATCATTTCCATATGGATGCACACGCTAGAGGGCTATTAGCAGAAGAAGGTTTGAAATTAGTTCTGCATTGTGCCGCTGCAAAGTTAGATATGCAGGTGATCTATGATTTCATCGATGATCATATCAAATACGAAAAAGATATCCGTGAAATGGATGAAGAAGAACGCCAAAGGGCTAAAGAAAGGGAAGAAAAGAACAAGAAATGAAGAATTTTCTCGAAAAAAATAAAATCGAACAGAATTACTGTTTAAAATCAGACACTTGGTTGCGGGAGTAGGATTTGAACCTACGACCTTCAGGGTCTGGGCCACTCTAATGAAATCAATCGGTTATGGGTCACTTTATTTGTTAGGCCCATAACTACCAACCCTTAACTAAGTGTTGACAGATTTTATTTTCACGATATCCTTCGGATTGTCCCGACAGGGGCAATATATTAACCATTAGCTAAATAGTGTGGATGATGTACAGCTATAGGGAACAGTTAGAATTCATAAAGAATATAAAGATAGCTGAAGGCGATAGGAAAACTATCGACTGTCCATTCTGTGGTGGAAAGAAGAAGTTCACCATAGACAGATATGACGGAAAGTTAATCTGGAACTGTTACAAAGCTAGTTGCAATGTGAGAGGTGCCTACAATGGCAAACGCAGTATCGAAGCTGCCAAAGCGTTTATTGCTAATAATGCAATTACCAAGAAAAAGGCTCAGTCTTATCCAATACCCCAAATCACAACCAAGGTAGAAAACCATAAGCCTGCCATAGACTTTTTAAAGTCAGTGAATTCATGGATAGCTTATGAGAAAGGATACATAAAAATAACTTATGCCCCTGCAGAAGACCGTGTTCTGTTCTACAATTCAGATCATACAGGGGCTGTAGGACGTTCCCTACGCCCTGCTAAAGCCAAGTGGTGGACGTATGGCACAGTAGAAGGTGGTATAGCTGTAGGTAATGGAACACACGCAGTTCTTGTAGAAGATGTCCCTTCTGCCTGTGCTGTATCACAATTAAATGGGTATGTAGGTTTATCTTTATTAGGTACAGACTTAACTAGGCCCATTAGAAAAGCACTTAGTTCTTACGAAAAAGTAACATTAGTTCTTGACAATGACGCAAGTGCCAAAGCAATAATGATGACAAGGAAATATGATCAAATAGATTGTATTCGCTTAACCAAGAAAGACCTTAAATGGCTCACTACAGAACAGATAAAAAATTTACTACGGTAAATAGCGTATTTACGTGGGCCTTTATTTCTGGTGGGGGTAATAGGTCTAGAGTAAATCGCAGAAGATCACGTACTAAGGCTGCAGAGCGTCCTATGAATATGATGATTTGCGTAGTGTCACTACAGAATCCCCCTAGCGGCCCACCAATATTTTACTTATAGCTGCAAACCACTACGTAGAGGAACCCTGCGTTATCAAGCCACCCGTCTAAGCCTTACCAGTACAGACGCTAAAGTAAAAGGAATGGTACAATTAAAGCACGAGGAATCGTAGTCATTGACTACCAGATCGAAGGCGGTTTTAGAGAAGCTGCTGAAGAACAAGACAAGCTTGAAAAAGCTATTGCAAACATCGTTGATGGAAACAAAAACGTAGTCTTCCACCAAGTAGACATGAAAGAACGTCGTGGTGATAAAACTATGGACATCAGCAAGATGAAGTTCAGACACGTCTAAATATCTGAATACATTCATAAATCAAAATTAATGGCTCCGAATGCAAATTCGGGGCTTTTTTTATTTCTATTTCCTGCTATCTTAGAAACCCTTAGTAATGACCATTAACTAGGATGAAGCATAATGGAAATAGAACTTATAAAAACACTTTTAAACCATGAGGCTTACCAATCAACACAGGCAAAACTTAGACAATCAATATTCTCAGAAGATGGGGCAGACCTTTACGTCCTGCTTAAAGACGCACATGAGAAGTATGATGCTGATCTAAAACCCGAAGACCTATATTCGATTTGGTTAGCCAAGAACCCCGTAGCCACTACGTCAGAAATCAATGAGTTCAGGGACAACATCGATGATCTGAAACGTGCTGAAGCTATCACCCCTGAAGTAGCAGGCGACGTTATAGAAAGCCTGTGGCGACGTGAGATAGGCAGAGACATTGCCAACATTGGTATCAATATGTCTGAGGGCGATACCTCTGCCCTGCTAAAGCTACAGTCCCTGATTGAAAAGATATCTGGTAGCTATATGCCAGATGAATTTGGTGAACCAACCACTGATAACATCTACGAACTGTTAGCTGAAACCTCTGATGATAATCGTTGGAAGTTTAATATCGAAACACTAGCCCGTCATGTCTATGGCATCGGCCCTGCAGAGTTTGGGATTGTGTTTGCTAGACCTGAAACAGGTAAGTCAGCATTCCTGATTAGTGTGATTGCAGGCCCTGGGGGCTTTTGTCAGCAAGGGGCTAAAGTCCTGTATCTTGGTAACGAAGAACGTACCACACGTACAAAGCTTCGTGCGATCCAAGCCTGCAGCGGTATGACCCGTGAACAGATAACAGAAAATCCTGACTTAGCTATGTCGAAGTATCAGGCTATCAAGGATCGTTTGATAATGAAGGATGTCCAAGAATGGGATTTGGACACAATTAATGCATATTGCGAAAAGATCAAACCAGACGCTGTGTTTATTGACCAAGCTGATAAGGTGACAATCTCTGGGTTGTACAACTCTAGCCATGAACGTCTGCGTGAATTGTATCGCAGCCTGCGTGAACTGGCAAAACGGCACGACTGTGCTTTGATTGGTGTAAGCCAAGCCTCTGCAGAAGCAGAAGGTAAAACCCGTGTGGACTTCAGTATGCTTGAAGGATCGAAGACGGGTAAGGCAGCGGAAGCTGATTTGATTATTGGCATCGGCAAGGCTTCGTCAGGTGACGACAATGAGCCTGATAACCGCCGTTTCATCAACGTATCAAAGAACAAACTATCAGGCTTCCACGGCTATGTAATTGCCATGATCGAACCTGAAGTTAGCCGTTACACGGAGTAATCATGAAAATACTTGTACTAGACTTGGAAACAACCGTTCAGCGTTTCGACGGTAAGACCGACAACAGCCCTTTTAACCCTGACAACAAATGCGTATCTGCCCACTTTGGTATGCTTGGTTGGGATACAGTGGACGAAGTGTTTTCGCTTGTGTTCCATCACAATGAGAAACCAACCCCTGATAGCCGAAGCCTGTTAGAAGAAATGTTAAAACAAGCAGACGTGCTTGTAGCCCACAATGCTAAGTTCGATATCATGTGGCTGCTAGAGATGGGGTTCCGTATACCAAATCGTATATACTGCACCATGATAGGTGAATATATTCTGGCAAAGGGGCAGCGTGAAGAACTAAGCCTAAAGGCCACTGCAGAACGCCGTGATGTTACTCGCAAAAAATCTGACCTAGTAGATGAACTGTTTAAATCAGGTACAGGCTTTGAGGCTATGCCACTTGATAATGTTCTAGAATACGCAGAGGCAGATGTACGTTCCTGTGCTGAGATTTATTTAAGGCAACAAGACGACTTTGCGGCAGAAAGCAATCAATCCCTGACAAGCATCGTTGAACTGATGAACGAAATGCTGATGTTTTTAGTTGAGATTGAACGCAATGGCATCGCAGTGGACCTAGATGTTTTGCGGGGTATTAAAGTTGAATACGAAGCAGAACACAAAGAACTAACAAAGCGTCTAGATGAAATCGTTGAAGAGGTTATGGGCGACACTCCTATCAACCTAAACAGCGGTGCAGACATGACCAAGGTGGTCTACAGCCGTGAGGTTATTGACCGTGCTGCGCATCAACAGGTTTGGAATATTGGTCTAGGTGCGAATGGTAAGCCCCTGCCCCCACCCCGTATGAATGATGCACAGTTCAATCGTGCTGTACGTTCTACAACCAGACTAATACAGCGCACCCAAGCCCGTTGCTGTGATGTCTGTGATGGACGTGGTAAGGTGCAGTTAATTAAAAAGAATGGTGAACCTTATAAGAACCTTACAAAGTGTAAGAACTGTGCGGGTGTAGGTGCATTCTATGATCCTACAGGTGTTACTGCAGGACTAAAGCTGAACCCTAAGACATCAAGCTATGCATCTATCAATGGCTTTAAGACTGATAAGCACACAATTAAGGATTTGATCCGACAGGCAGAAAGTAAGGATAATCTTACCGCCGTAGAATTCCTGCAAAAGATGTCACGCCTGAACGCCATCAATACTTATCTGGATTCATTCATTCAGGGCATTGAGACATGGACACGGGCAGATGGTTTGCTGCACACGAATATGAACCAATGCATCACTGCTACAGGCCGTTTGTCTTCATCAAACCCAAACTTCCAAAACCAACCCAAGCGTGGATTTCCTGTTAGAAAAGCGGTTGTAAGTCGGTTTGATGATGGTCTTGTGATCGAAGCTGACTTTAGTGGCCTAGAATTCAGGGTGGCAGGGGAACTATCCCGTGACCCACAAATCATCGAAGATATTCTGACAGGTAAGGATATCCATAAACAGACTGCATCCATTATTAACCAGACAGATGCGTCTAACATCGACAAGGATCAAAGACAGGCGGCAAAGGCATATACATTCGCCCCGCTGTATGGCGGGATGGGCGCAGGTGAACCTGAACATATCCGTAACTACTTTAGCCAATTCTTTGCGATCTATGAGGGTCTAGCAGCCTATCAGAAACGCTTAATGGATGGCGTAGTACGCAACGGGATCGTGCAGACCCCTAGTGGGCGGCAATACTTCTGGCCTAATGCAAAACGCACCAGAAATGGACGTATTACCAATGCTACGCAGGTGGTGAACTATCCTGTACAGGGATTTGCCACAGGTGACCTTGTCCCATTAGCCTGTATCCGTGCGCACCAGAAATTTAAGGAACTAAACCTTGTCTCTAAGTTAGTTCTGACGGTCCACGACAGTATCGTGGTGGATTGCCATAAGGATGAACTGGAACAGGTCAAGGAAGCCCTGACATGGGCTATGACGGGTGTTCCTGAAGAGGCAGAGAAGCGTTGGAACTACACTTTTTCTTTACCGTTAGCTATCGAAATATCTGGCGGTAAAAACTGGCTTGATCAAGTCGAATTTGATTGACTTATAGCCCCTAGTTATGACATACTATAAGTCCAACTAAGAAAGGGTCACAACATGAATGATCTAACAACAATTGATGGTAGCGAGTTAGCAGAACTAGCAGATATCCTTGGAACTGAAACAGCATCTGGTGGTGGAGACACACTTGTACGTGTGCCAAAGCTTGATCACCAACATGCGGCAGATGATGACGACGGGAACCCTATGCCCCGTGGTGAATTTAGACTGCATATGCCAGATCAAATCGTTTATGCCAAAACGGTTAAGTTCCGTCCTTTAGCTTCTCATATTCAATATTTCCTGTGGGAAAATGATAAGCTTGTTAAGTCCCGTGCATTGAAAAACATGCGTGAGGAAGCCCGTGATACTGCAGGCACATTAGCGTGTGGTATGCCAGAGTGGGAAGTTCGTGCAGAAAACGAAGACCTACGCCAGAAGTACAAAGACTGTCAGCGACGTGTCGTGCGTGGTCTTGTGTCTATGATTGGACATAATCTGGAAGGCGACGAAATCATTATTGAAAACCAACCTACCATTTATTTTGGTAAGGGCCGCACAAACTACGGTGGTTTCTTTAATGAATATATTAAGCAGTTGCCGAAAGGTGCAAACATCTTTGACTATGAAGCGAAGATGTCCACTGAACGCATGAAGGTAGGCGCAACGGTGTTCTTTAAGATACACTGGGAACCGCTACTAAAAGATAAACTCCCAATGACGAAGGATGTCTTTGAAACGATGAAGGTCTTTGCAGACACTATTCGTGCCGAAAATAAGTATGTCGATGATCAATACTTTAAGGCGGTAAAAGAAGACAGTCTGGACACGTCAGCCATAGCGGCAATCGAAGACAGTTTGGACGCAGACTTCGTAGACGCTTAATGGGACTTCAGGAACAAATCCACACGGTCTTAGACCACTTGTCCAACAATGAAAGCGATAAGCTTACCATTGATGACAGTTGGATCGAAGAGGCAGGAGAGGCTTTCAAGGAAGCCCTTCGTCGCCAGTTCACACGGCAGGAAGAAGACTTTCGCCTGCGTATGTCGAACATTGGTAGGCCTCTTTGCCAACTACAGATGGGCAAGAGTGGTGCCACTACTGATCGCAAACCTTACAACTTCATTATGCGAATGCTTCATGGTGACGCAATCGAGTGTATCATGGATGTTGTGCTGCGTATCGCAGGGGCAAACATTACTGGCGGTAAATCAAAGGTAGAGTTTGACCTGAACGGGCATAAGATCAAGGGCGAAGACGATGTTGAGATTGATGGCAAAGTCTATGATATCAAATCGGCTTCCCCTGCAGCATTTGAACGTAAATGGAAGTATGGCATCGACGCTTTGAAGAAAGACGATGGCTTCGGTTATATCGGTCAGCTAGTGGGATATTCTGAAGGGCAAGGTAAGCCTGCAGGCGGTTGGATCGTTGTCTGTAAAAGTTCAGGGGAAGTTGTTGTAGTTGATGCAAAGCTTTCCAAAGCAGAAACCAAACGTATCAAGGGCGACCTTGCTATGAAAGCTACTGCAGTGAACGAAGATTGGTCCTTTGAACGGTGCTTTGAACCAGAAGATGATTTCTTTAACAAGAAATACACAGGTTCTAAGAAACTGCCGTTTAGCTGCAACTACTGCGATTACCGCCCGTCCTGTTGGCCTAATGCACAATACTTACCACAACCAAAATCCAAGGCCAAAGAGCCACGGAAGCATTGGTATGTACAGTATGAAGGAAAGGAACTGTAGGTGGCTATCAAACCTTCGTCTGCAAAGGCAAAGGGGCGTAAGCACCAACAGTGGGTAAAAGATAAAATACTAGCTTTGTTTCCTAGTTTGGAAGCAGACGATGTTCGATCAACGAGCATGGGCGCAGGGGGAGAAGACGTGCAGTTGTCCCCTGCAGCTAGGAAACTCTTTCCCTATTCTGTCGAGTGCAAGGCCCTGAAGGCTATCGGCGTATACAAGTTCATAGATCAGGCTGAAGCTAACTGTCCTGAGAATGCCACCCCGATAGCCATTATCAAAGCAGATCGCCAAAAGCCGTTGGCGGTTGTGGATGCAAATCACTTTTTTGAACTGCTTGGAAAACTAAAATGAAATACTCTGATCTACCGCTAAACTCTATGGGCATTGTCATTCACCTTGAGGAAGAAGGTGGCTTCGGTGTCACAGTCATGCACAACATATCAGAAGATTGGTCTGAGGAAGAAGCAGAGCCGTATTTAGACATACTGAATGGCCTGAATATGGTTCTTACCAACGGCTATGACATGCTTGGTATGTACGGTGCGCTAGGACGTGTCGTTAAAGACTATATTGAAGGTGACGGTCCTGAGATTGAATTCGAGCCTGATGAAGAATTGCTACAGGCTATCGAAGACCGCAAGGTAGTTCCCTTCAACAAGAAGAAGCTGAACTGATGCATAGTCGTAACCGTTTAAATGCGGATGCCTATGTCACGCCTGACATGGTGGATAAGCCGCCTCATTACAAAACTAGCACCATCGAATGCATCGATGCAATGACCGCAATGGCAGAGGACTGCTATATCTCTAGCCATGAGGCTTACTGTTGGCAGAACTGTTTTAAGTACCTTTGGCGTTGGCCCTACAAGAACGGCCTAGAAGACCTCAAGAAGGCACGTTGGTACTTAGATCGCTTAATCCAAAAAGTAGAGGAAAACCCTGATGATTACACATGACGACATCGTGGGCTTTGAATACTTTGATGAAGGTAATGAAAGCCTGCGTGATCCCAATACCTACTTAGGTAAAACACCCCTGGATATGGTTAAGCATTTTGCCAATGTCTACGGGCAAACAATCAACCATCCTTGGATGAAAGACACAGACAAAGACCTTCTACGTCTTGTTCTGGTCAAAGAGGAATATGCAGAGGTTTTATCAGCCGTAGAGGCTGACGATCTACTGAAAGAATTAGCCGACCTTGTTTACGTGACCTACGGGTATGCCGCCACATTTGGTTGGGATTTGGACGAAGCAGTCCGAAGAGTTCATGCGTCCAACATGTCAAAATTGGATGACGACGGTAAGCCCATCTACCGTGAAGATGGCAAGGTACTAAAGGGGCCACATTACGAAGCCCCAGATTTAACAGACTTAGTTTGAGGGAAAACAAATGATAAAAAACGAATACGGGCCAACACTACCAATCTCTGAAGAAATTCACGCACAGAAGTATCGTTCTGAAGGTGAGACTTTTCGTGAGGCTATGACACGGGTAGCAGAAGCCCTTAAAGACAACGAAGTACATTTTGATAACTTCCGCACCATCCTGTACAACCAACGCTTCCTGCCTGCAGGACGTGTGCAGTCAGCTATGGGCGCACCCCGTCGTGTGACACCTTACAACTGTTTTGTAAGCATGACAATTGAAGACAGTATGGAAGGTATCATGCAGGCGGCACGTAACGCTGCTAAGACGATGCAGCTTGGTGGGGGTATAGGTTACGACTTTTCTACACTACGTCCACGGGGCGCATTAATCCGTAGCCTAGACAGTCGTTCTAGTGGCCCTATGAGTTTTATGGGTATCTTTGATGCTATCTGTAAGACTATCTCTTCGGCAGGCCATCGTCGTGGCGCACAGATGGGTGTCCTACGTGTAGACCATCCTGATATCGAACAGTTCATTCGTGCTAAGAACAACAGCACAGAACTCACACAGTTCAACATCTCTGTCGGCGTGACAGATAAGTTCATGGAAGCGGTAAAGGCAGACGAAGATTTTGACTTAGAGTTTGAAGGCCGTGTCTACAAGACTGTATCTGCCCGTGCGTTATGGGATGATATCCTGCGTTCTACATGGGATTGGGCAGAACCTGGTATTTTGTTTATTGACCGCATCAACCGTAAGAACAACCTGCATTACTGTGAGTATATCGCTGCTACTAACCCCTGTGGTGAACAGCCATTGCCGCCAAACGGTGCATGTCTGCTAGGTTCATTTAACCTGACTAAGTACATTGTGCAGCATGACGGTAAATACGTCTTTAACATGAATATGCTAAAGAATGATATTCCTCATGTCGTCCGTGCTATGGATAATGTTGTAGATCGTGCAACCTACCCGCTGCCAGAACAGGAACAGGAAGCCAAGAACAAGCGTCGTATGGGTCTAGGTGTAACAGGCGTAGCTAACGCTATTGAGGCACTCGGCTTTGAGTATGGCTCTGACGACTTCATCCGTGTGTTGGAAGAGATTATGGGTACTATCCGTGATGGTGCATACCGTACTTCTATCGAACTGGCGAAAGAGAAAGGTGCGTTCCCTCTGTTCAGCCAAGAATATCTGGCATCAGAGTTTGCTAAAACCTTACCTATTGATATTCGTACAGACATTGCAAAGCACGGTATTCGTAACTCGCACCTACTGTCAGTAGCACCTACAGGCACAATTAGCTTGTCGGCAGACAACGTATCGTCGGGCATCGAACCTGTATTCTCGCTAGGCTATGACCGTACTATCCAGACGTTTGACGGGCCGAAGGTGGAACGTGTCGATGACTATGGTTATCGTGAGTTTGGCACCAAAGGTAAGACTGCAGATGAACTGTCTGTGTTTGATCATGTACGTGTGCTGAACGTAGCCTCACGCTTCGTAGACAGTGCCTGCAGTAAGACCTGTAATGTTGGTGACGATGTAACATGGGAAGAGTTTAAGCAAGTCTACATGGATGCTTATGAGGGCGGTTCATCAGGCTGCACAACATTCCGTGCTTCAGGCAAACGCTATGGTATCCTTAACGCTTCCGCATCAGAGGACATTGCTGAAGAACCAGAGACTGATGAAGATAACTTCATCGAAGAAGGCGGGGCTTGTTACTACGATCCTGCTACTGGTTTGCGCAAATGTGAATGAGTTATGCGAGATCGTAGACATCTCAGCTTAAAGCAAACACCCTATGAGGAAGGCTACCAAGCCTTCTTCTCTGGGCAACTGGTCTGCGAATACAGACCCAAATCACTTTACTACAAGGAATGGCATCGTGGTTTCAACGTAGCCTACTTTGAGAATAGGAGTCGAAATGTACAAAGAATTTCAGCGTGACGATTTCGATAAGTTTGATGCAAAAGCCCGTGAGAAGGCCAAGAAGTTTTGGTTTCGTAATGGGTTCTATTGCACAGACAATGAAGATGAATACGGCGTAGATTTAATATGCAGCAAAGGGGATCGTACCTTTTACTGTGAGGTTGAAGTCAAACGTCCGTGGCATGGCGTTAAGTTTAAATACGATACGCTGCACATTCCTGTTCGCAAAGGCAAGTTTCTAAGTAAGCCTACGCAGTTCATGATTTTTAATAACAGCATGACACACGCAGCCCTCGTAAACAGGCAGGCTGTATTAAGTGCGCCGTGCGTAGAGGTTCCCAATGTAAAAATTCGCTTTGGGGAAAAGTTCTTCGATGTACCGAAGGACAAATTAATCTTCGTCAGTACAATCTAGGAGTTAATATGACTGAAGCAGTAGAAAAAGCGTTTGAAGACGCACAAAAACAATCCCTTGAGGCCGTAATGATCCTTGGGCTAACAGAGGATGGTGGTGTAACCATTAATTCTAGCCTAAAGAACGTGCAGGCAATGCATTGGATGCTTAATACAAGTATTTTTGACATCAATGTATTTGAACGTCAGCCTAAAGAAAAAAGCCCCCAGGCCGTTGACCCAGAGGCTTAGATTGTCTATACTATAAGTGAACTGGCGGTTTGGTCACTGCCTTTTCAAGTTTAGTAGAAGCCCCCTAGTTTTCTAGGGGGTTTTTCTTTATTCAGTTAGTCCAAATAGCTGCATCATGTCCCTGTCGTACATATACGCATCTTCTTCACCAAAGATGTCTTCTTCCTGAACACGGAATTCGTATCTCGTACCCAACACTGATAGGTTTGCCGTTTCAGAAGCAATCTTGGCAGCTATTTCTTGTGCTGTAGGTGTTGCACCATCACGGGCTGCAATAAGAAGTCGTTCAAACTCTTTTGGGTTAGCAACTACTGTAGCAAGTACGTGTGCGGATACTTCTTTCTGCAGACGTTCTGCCTGTTCAACAGGAACTGACGTAATACGACGCAACATAGCGGCTGTAGGGTTCATGTAGCCTGCAGTAAGCAAGATAGCGGTAGACACCGCATCACGAATGTTAGAATCCCGTGTTGCATTAAGAATGGTATCTGAACCTGCCTGTGTACCTTTAAGACGTGTGGGTAAGGATGTCTGATACATCATGTTTACCAGACGTGTGACGGATTCTGTCATTTCTGACTCTACGCCGTATACACGGTTCATTGCCTTAAACAGGTTGCCTGCTTCATCATCTGTAAGACGTGTTACAGCACCCAAGGCTACGTTACGACGGGCTTCTGTACCAGACTTTAGACCTACTGGTGATGCGCCAAATATCTTTGTCCCTACAGCATCTAACGCAACGGCCTGCAAAGCTTCTGTTGCCATCTTACGAGATGCTTCATCAGGCATCTGCGCAATCTTGTTCATCAGTTCGTCCATGCGGTTGGCAGAATTCTCTGATGTCATGATGCTAGTAAGTTTCTGACGTGCGCTAGACGTAGGGGTACTTCGTGAAGGCCCTACCTTACCTACAGAGGCTGCACCCATCGGGGTATCAATCAACTGATTAACAATACCCGCCTGTGCCGCTTCGATTTCGGCAGTGATCTCTCTTACCAATTGATCGTTAGAAAGCTTTATGTCACCTAAATTTCCATAGGCTGATCGTACCTGATTAAATGCCGTGTCTAGTTCACCTAAAAGGGCAGTGTCACCTAAAGCCTGTAGCTGATCACGTACAGGCTGTACGGCATCAAACAAGATAGCTTCTGGGTTTGTTGATCCTGTAGATGCACCTCTATTAATAGCGTCCCGTAAGGCATTTGCTGCCTGCGCACGGAATAGATCACGGAAAGAACCATTAATCTCTGTTTCTGATGTAACACCTTTTAGCATAGTGTTTAACTGGTTCATCAAAGTACCAGTACCATCGCCCATGACTTCATCAACAAACTGATTAGAACCTAGAATTGCATCAGGTTCATTGCGACCATATTCTGTTGGTATTTGCCCACGTTCAGTATCAAAACGACGTTGATCCGCAAATTTATCTGTCAGACGACGAACAGGCTCAGAATTAGCGAATTCTGCTTTTGCTGTTTTGTACATCTGATCAGCATTACTAAAGGCCGAAGCGACATCAGACGGGGCTGTATCGATGACGTGCGCCATCTGTCCTGCTTCTGCATCTGTAATATGATTTCTGAATTCAATCAAACGACGCTGTACAGTCTTATCTCCACTGTAGCTATCAATAACCGCCGCTAAACGTCCCTTTAGATCGTACAAATCTTTAAAAGTTAATTCAGTAGATAGGCGTTCAATGACTTGTTCAGGGGTTTCTTTAATAGCTTCGCTTGTAGCTTCACCAACAACAGGCATAGGGTCTGTCTGTCGGCCTACGGTCTGTGGCTCAAAGCCTTCAAAGATGTCACGCAATACTGCAGCCGCACGATCACCAGAACCATCTAGTACGTTAGCGGCACGGGTGATTTCAGTAAGCTTGTCCTTTAATAAGGCTGCATCAATTGTGGCTTCAGGCAATGCTGCATAAGCTGCATCAACATCATCCATAGCCTTCTTGAATGCACCATACCCCTCAGTAGAAACAAGTTCTGTTAAAGCCTGCCTGACTTCGTTACTGTTTGTAGTGAATACACCACCGCTTGTGTTTTCAGATAGAAGATCGATTACGATAGGGTTGTCTTCTAAGACAGTGCTTTGTGCCGCTAGTATCTCATCTGTCTGACGTGTTACATCATCAGCCTGATTAGCTAAAGTTGTAACAGTTTCATCAGACTGACGGGCAATCTCTGAAGCAAGTCCTTGCGCTGCGTCGTCTACGCTACCGCCTGCAATATCTTCTGCAGTTTCAGATATAAAGTTACCAATCTCATTTGGTACAGCATCAACGGCAGCTTGTACGGCGGGATCAGCGGATTGGCTGCGTAAAAGACCAATCATAGAAGTGGACATACGTGCCGCTTCTTTTTCTACCATCTCTTCAAACGCTTCAGGCGACAGTGTGTCTTTTAAGGATGCACGGGTTTCACGAATATACGCATCCGCACCCATCATAATAGCGTCTGTTGTTCCTACAGGAATTTCCTTAACTGCAGGACCAAGGGCCAATTCAATGGTCTGATTGTTATTAAGCACATTTGCCAACGCAGACAAACGCAGTTTCATATCAACAGGATTTAACTTGTCGAATTCAGGGTCTAGATACTTAACAATCTCAAGTAGTGTACCATCTTCTATAGATTGTTTTAATGCCTGTTTATTCGCCATCTTTTTAACAGGCGATAGTTTGTTAAAACCAAAACTTACGGGTTTTGCTAGAAGTGCTAGTGCGCCATCCATGACACCGTTGACCACTAGACCATCTACAAACATAGCCACGTCAGCGGCCTGTTGATCGTTTAGGGTAGGTAGTACGGTATTTACGACTTCGGGTTTGATAACCAAACCTTCATCGCCTTCCTTAGACATGATAGCTTCAGTCAGCGCAGCACCAATAGCACCTGATGTATATCCTGCCTGACCTGCTTTAGCACCTTCTTTGCCATAACGTAAAAGCTTACCACCGTAGTTAAATACTTTAACGACAGGGACAGATGGTGCGGCAATAGAAAGGATAGTCGCAGCTATTTCTTCACCGCCAGACAAATCCATATCGGGACGTGAACGGGCAAATTCACTATCACCTAAAATAGCACCTTCAGTAAACAGGCCACCAAGTTCTTGGTATATATTACGCCCTGCCTGTTCAATGACACGATTAACCGTACTCTGGTCCATGTTAGGATCAGGGATGATCACTGTTTCCGATTTGTATTCTACTACGTTACCAAATTCGTCTTTAACAGGAACGTAGCGATCATACAGCTTGCGTCCGTATGGCTGCGTAACACCTTCACTATCAGGCTCAGTATAGAAAGAAGAGCCTGTGTACAGGTCTTGTGCCGCTTGCTGCCACTGCGCCATGTCCTGATTGTACTGGTCACGGGCTTTTTGGCTATCAGTACGCTCTGCACCTTCAGCGTTAAATACGTCGTACCACATAGCACCAAATTTATCAAAGGTGCTTAGTTCAGGTTTAGGCTTTAGTTGACTATCGTCAGGATCAACAAACTCACCATACAGGTTGTCATAAGTAAACGAATCACGGGTTTCTTGAGGAACCTTTGGTGTTTCTGGTGCAGTATTCTGTTGAACGATACTATCAGTGTATTCTTGCCAATCTTCTTCTGTACCACCATAGATAAGTTCATCAGGAATTAGCTTAACTTCTGGGGCCGTACTTGAAGTAGGTGCCTCTTCAGGTTCATTTTCGGGTACAGGAAGACCTTGTGATTTAAGGAATTCTATTTCGTCTTGGGTTAATGTAGCCATGATGAATTCCTTATTTTGTCAATCCGACTTCTTTTCTCAAAACATCTACAGGAACATCAAATTGCTTTGCATAGATGTCCAGAGATTTACTGAGAGTGTCTGCATTAGTTATGGAAGTAAGTTGATTTTTAATGTCGTTGAATAGAGGACTATTTTTCATAGCCCCAACTCTTTGACCAATGCTGAGAACTTTAGGTGCATCGGTAGTTACAACTTTAGTCTCTGAACTTTCAGGGGCAGTCACTGTCTGGTTCATCCACCCAATTGGTGTCTGCATGTTTTGCTGACCGCCCATGTATGTATTCATGTCGATCAAGAAGTCTGCATAGTATTTATCTGCACCTGGTTGATCTACAGCAATCAATACATCAGGACGTTTGAGGTACTTATCATGTTCCACCTGATTGATCTCGTAGGACTTCTTAACAAGGTCACGCAAACTCTTCGTGAAGGTAGGATAGCTGCTTCCTGCCGCCACAACATTCATAGCTGCCTTAAAGTCTTGGTCTGTTGTACGCTCTTGTCCAAGTCCTGTACGGGCATACACAAATGCGAATTCAATTAGTTGTGACTGATAACGTGCGTATAGATCGGCATTAATACCGACCTTTTCCATAGCATCTTGTGTATTTTTATCCTGTGCGTCGGAGGTCACAATCTGTGAAATTGTAGCCCGAATGTCTTCTTCCGAGTTGCCACGGAAGTATGCATCCAAGGCACCAACTTCGTTTTCAAGACGTTGTATAACACTTGCTGCTTTACCGCCAATAAAGGTCAGTACAGATGCATCAGAGGTGCGTACAATATCATCCAAGGACTTAGCACGGATAAGTAAGTCTTCTACATTTGTACGTGAGGCAATAACCTTGGCAAACACGTTATCCTGTAGACGTGTAGCATTGCCCATCATTGTCTTGAAGTTATCTACACTCTGAGGGTTCGTTACCTCTGTTCTGCTAAATGTCTTCTGCAGTGTTGGTGAGAAGAATTCACCTTTTTCTGTTAGAATAAAGTCTACTCGAACAGGCTTACCTTTAATGCTAACTTCACCAAAATACTCTTGGTCTGTAAGTTTCAATTCTGTGGCATCTTGTTCAAGGTCTTTTAGGTGATTGTTCATAATGTCGAGAACAGACTTTTTGGTTTTCTCGTCTATAGATGTATCATTTGTTATCTGTAGGATACGTTCTTTTGTTGCGTTAACAGAACCTATTCCTGTTAGATATTCAGATAGATTTACGTTCTCTTTACCCGCAAGCAGAGTACCTACCACAGTATTCATAGCTACCGCTTCAGGACGGTCATCACTTTGTAATGCTGTCTGAATATTTTTCAGTTCTTCAACGCTTCTTGTTGCAAGGTCAACGGTATCTTCTACAGACAAGGTACTTGCTTCAGTAGTTTCTTGCTGACTGCGTATGACAATTTCATTTCTAAGTGCGGCTGTTTCATCTTCAGAAGCACCCATTTGCATAGCAACACGAAGTTTTCTTTGTAATTCGTCTACATCTTCAGCTTCTGTCGCTGCTTCAGCGGATACTAGCGCAGAGTAAGGTTTTGGTTCTTGATTTTGATGCCACTGTTTAACAGCCTGTAGTGCTATGTACTCGTCTGACTTACGTCCTTCTGGTGTACTCTCCAACCTAGCGATTTTGTAGTCTGTGTAGGTTTCATCGGAATAAGCTTCTTTAATTGATGCTTCAACAGCACCTGTCTCTAGGAACTTTTTCTCTTGTTCAATAATACCCAAGGCTTCTTTTGATAGTTTAATACCTTCTGCCTCTATCTCCATTTCGTACCGACGAATATCATCAAGAGAGCCTAGTCGATCATAGTCAAGTTTGGCCTCTTGTTGCCCAAACGGCGTAATCTCAATACCTTCAACAGGAGTGTCCATGTTAGGTTCTTCGGATACAGGCGCAAATATTTCAGACATCTGCCCTGCTTCGTCACGAACCGCATCAGAGTTATTTTCGTTATTAGCAACATTATCCAACGCACCTACTGTCAGAGGCCCACCACTTTTTACTTCATCATAAGTTTTATCGCCAACAGTCAAACTTGTTGGGAAATCACTAGGAACATCTGGACCCTGTAGAGGACGAGACTCAGTCTTGGTAACAAACTTTAGGTTACCTCTATCCATCATATCAACAGTGCTATTTTCTACCTTGGTTACATCGCCACCATAAAGCTGTAGCTGTTGAGTAAAATACACTAAAGCTTCTGGATTATTGTCTGAACCGCTGTACTTAACGGTTAGTGCTTTAGCATCTCTAGCAAGCTTCTTATCTTTAGCTTCCTGCGCTTTAGCAGCCTTTGCCGCTGCAGCCGCACGGGCCTTGCGTTCTTTTTCTTCGTCGTATGCTCTCTGTTCTTCTAAAGCTTTTTTCTTTAGATATGTGGGTACGAATACATCAGCAAACCCTTGAGCGAACTCGCCAATATTATCACTTTTAGGAGCATAGCTTGCGGGGTTAACATTACGCCATCTGGACATCTTCATCCCCTTCTTCTGGTGCTTCCATCATTCCAAGCATTGCAGCTTGTTCATCTGCAGGTGCAGCCTCAGTTTCCTCTAGGCTAGGACGACCCATTAGGCCTTCAGTCGGAATATCATCATCAAGAATAGCTACTTGGCCTGTTTCTTCGTCTTCGATAATACCAAGAGACTGTTTAAGCAGCGTAGGAGTGATTTTTACACGGTCACTATCATCTGTACCCATGTCATACTTAAAGCCTTCGCTTTCAGCTATTATCTGAATGTATCGGGCTACAGGGCCTGCTATCAGGATCGCTAGGTCAATTGGTAGTTTACCTTTAGCAATCGCCTGCATAAGCAAGGCTGATGTTACTGTGGTGACGCTAACTTCAATATCTAACAGGGAATAAACAAGTTCTGTTTGTTCTGGCTGAGTAAGCTTCTCAAGCATGTAGTCCACGGCTTCATCATACTCTGTAAGATCAGGTGGACGATGCCAAGGATAATTACGGGTATCAGCTAATAGGTTAGCACCTGGAATGGGGGCATCAAACTTCATCGTCTTCCTCTTCTATTTCAGGGGCCTCACCGTCTTCTTCTAAGGATTGCTCAAACCCATCAAAGTATTCTGGCGTGTAGTACAATTCACCCTTGGACATCTCCATTAGGTTCTTAGGCAATTTGCCATCCATGAATTGTATGATTGATTTCTTTACAGCTTCTTGAAATGTCATTGGATCATCCCGTAGTTAACCATCAGATAGCCTTCAGGGCCGACGAACACGGCTTTTGGGTGCGTTTTCTGAACTTCTTGGGCAAGAACACCGACAGTAGGATATTTGTCGTAGCCAATGGCTACAGCTTTGGCATTCCAATCCCATGAATAGGTACGCAGACCGCCTATAACACCGTGGTATTCGACATTTTCTTTTAGGCGTTCATCACTGGAGATAATTCCTGGCAATACTGCAGCACCAATCTGTCCGATTGCGCCCCAGATGCCACTGCTACCACCTTTACTGCTTGCTGCAGCACTAATCTCAGCCGCTAGGATACGGGCATCTAGTTCAGCTTCTGTAGCAGCACCTTTATAGATGTAGTCTAGGATGCTATCCACACGATCCCACAGGCGGTTTAGACCTTCTTGGTTTAGATCATAGCTGTTTTTAACATCTTCAGCGTAGGCATCATACAGCATACTAGAATTTGCTTTCACAACTTCCTGTCGCCATTTCATGTTAGCTGTATCGATGTTGTACTGCATTTCTGCATAAAAACGCTGACGACCATCTTCCATATCTGCATTAAATTGTGCAGCATCGTTAATCTCGCCTGCGTTAAACTTCTTCATGGCGTTTAGCTGCGTATCATTGTGCATAGATATTGTAGCTGCTAATTCGTCATAGAACTTCTGAAAGTCGTTAGCGGCTTCTGCACTAAAGATACGAGCGGCGTTGGTTGCTGCCTGATCATTAAACAATGCGTCTACCATTGCCTGCGTATTAATGACTTCAGCTTCTTGTTCCCTAGTAAGGTTAGTAAGGTCCATTTCTAGGAAAGCTTTAGCGTTCTGTACGGCTGCAGCCTGACGTGCATCTAGGTTAGCGATTTCAAACTTAGACAGGACATTGGCTTTGTTAATGATAGCCTGTTGTTTGTTATCTAGGTTCTTAGTTGTTAGCGTTTGAAAGAATGTTGCTTCTTTCTCAGCAATACCTAGTGTCGCTTCCATAATGGCATTAGACAGGGCTGCAGTAGCTGCCGTTCCTGTGATACCATTAAAGGCCATTGTACGGTTAACCTCACGGGCCAAGCCTTGCGCCCATGTAGGTATCTTTGGATTGCCATTGGCATCTTTAAACTCTGCAGAGATTGTTTTCATCTGCCAGAGAATAGATGTCTTAGCATCTACAAAGTCACGGCCTTCTTTAGCAAGCTTATCAGCTAGTAGCTTACCTTCTACTGTAGACGTATCGATCACCTTCGACATATCCACAAAGGCGTAGTCGTTAAGGGCTTCACCTACTTCGTTAATCGAACCGTCTTCATTAACACCAGTAGCAGAACCTTTCATGTCGATGGTAAATTCATCTGCATCGACTAGGTTATCATCATCAATAGTTCCTGTGACCGCATCTACGTTTGCAGCCGCATTACCTGCAATATCTTCTGCTACGGTATCTGCAGTATAAGTAGTGACAGGCCCTTGTCCTGGGTCTGATGTAGTAGAAATATCATCTACTGTAGTAGCCGTATAAGCAGGACTGTCGCCTAGTGCGTAATTAGGGTTACTGGGATCAAGAGATGTACCTAAAGTTTCAGGATCAATAAGTACGCCGTTGTCGTTTATGAAATCGGCTAGATTAATGCCTTTGTCTTGTAGATACTTGTTTGGATCAGCAATCATGGCTTCAATCTCTGCGTCAGATTTTACCACGCCTGCTTTCTTAGCCCATGCTAAAATATTATCAGCACTTAGTTCACCTGTACCTGAACCGCCTGCAGTGCCGTCACTAGAACCTGCACCTGCAGCACCTGAACCAGATGATCCACCACTGACGCCATTATCATTGCCAGTAGATGTTGAAGAAGCACCACCACCAGACTTAGGTATATTTAATGTACCGCCTGCATAGATTTTATTTGGGTCAGTAATCTTAGGGTTAGCTTTCATTAAAGCTTCAACAGTAGTGCCGTTTGCTGCAGCAATCTCAGACAATGTATCGCCTGATTTAATCACGTAGTCTGTGTTTGGAGAAAAGGCATTCTTTACTGCATTTGTCGTGTCACTAAACGTGTTCTTAACAAAGCTATCAGAACTGTAGTTGTTCTTAACTGCGCCTGTACCGCCTTTATCAGTATAGTTGTTAACGCCATCTTTATCGAACACACTACCTTCCGTGCTGAAGCTATCTCCAGACTGACCTGCACCGCCACCGTCGAACATATCTTTCAAGCTATCGAAACCAAACATTATAGTTTTTCCTTTTCTTTTTCGCAGGCACGGATGCGGTTGCGTAACTTAGCGTAGTCCGTGATAGCCATATCAATGGCGTAATTATCTTGGGGGAGTGCTTCTATTTCGTCAGCTAAACGAGAAGAGAAGCTTTCGTCATAAGAAACGATAGGGGGGCAGTAGACTTCTAAATCAGTCCTATAAACCGTCCCTGCGCAGCCTGTCAGTAAGGTCACTGCGACTGCTAGGATTGAAAGTGTCTTCATGTTCAGCCATCGCTTTGTAAAAATCATTGGCCTTTTCTTTGGCCTGTAGTTCGTCGGCAAGAACATTAGCTTTTTCTAGCTTCTTACCATCCTTGCGGCCTAAGACGTACAGGATAGGTAACAGAATGCCTAAAGCCGCAATGATGTAGGTTTTGATCTTGCCGATGACAAACATCAGTGGATGCCTTCTTTATGGTCTTTGAAACGGGCGTATGCTGCTAAAGCAATGCCGCCGATTGCACACAACAGGAAGATTGTCTTCATGCTATCAGAGTAAGGGACCAAAGCCTCAATCTGTGGTGTAATTTCGCCTAGTGCTGTAGCCGCACCTGCAATTCCTGCCCCCGCCATAGTCTTAGACTGCGTGAGAGGCTTTGTAGCAGCCGCTGCAGTGACCTTTTGTGGCATTGTGGGTCCACCCTCATCAGATGGCAACTTAGCGTCACGGGCGAATATAGCGGCTTCTGCAGCACGTCTACGGGTTAGACCATTCAAAACAGTCAGCTTACCGCTTACACGGGCTTTGTTCCAACGCATGATCTGTTCTGGAACATCGTTATAAAGACCTTGGTTCAGCTTCTTTAAAAGTGTAGATGATTGAAAATTGCCTGCGCCAAGGTTAAATACGAAAGACACTAAAGCATCATATTGGCCTTGTGTCAGTGGGACTGAAACATAACGCTTAACGTCTGCTTCTGAATTGCGTAAGTCTTCACGCAAACGTAGTTCTGCTTCGTCTTGGGTGATCTTCATTCCTGAACGAACACCTTTAGTCGAACCCCAACCTATGGTCCATTTTCCTGCACTACATTGGTAGGCTGAAATCATTCCATCAGGTTGGACTTTGTGAAGGCCTTCGAACCGTTTGATCAGTTCGATGCCATCTTGTGAGATTGTATCGGGATGCATAAATTTACCTTGTGGTAGTGAACGGAGAAGCAAACCCACCTGTTGGTACATTCCCCTGCATAGCAGGGCTTAGATTGCCCATGCTCACATTAGCCCCTGCCATGTTTTGTAGGTTCTGCAGATCAAACAATGACTTGTTGATGTTTAGAACCTTGTCGCCAATTCTATTGCCCTGCATGTCGAATGCACGAAGCAAGAGATTGCCGTTACTATCAATGGCCCGTGATATTGTTGTGCCATTTTGATTTACTGTGTTTTGGATAAGCTGACCTGTGTCATCAAAACTGTCACCGATTTGCTTAAAGTCTTGGCGCATACGCATATCAAGGTCTGACTGACCTGATGCAATACGGGCAAGATCACGAAGCTGCGTATCCATAGTTTGTGAAGCAGTGTCGAAACCTTGCTGTGTCTGAAGCGCATTAGCCTCTGCCAGTTGTCGGTTATCCATTGCAGCATTCATCAAGCCTTGTTGGCCTGTTTCTACAGTCTGTCCTAATTGATCTTGTCCTGATGCAACATTGGTAAATCCAGTGTCTACGTTTTGCTCTAGGCCTTGTAGCTGACCAGACAAAGAACGCTGATAGTTTTCTGCGTTGGAAAGCATAGTTTCCACGTCCATAGAAACTCTACCAATCTCAGTACCTTGGTTATCGAAGGTGCTTTGAATGATGTTGCCTTGTTCATCGATAGACCGTGAGATTGTGTTCCCTTGGTCATCAATAGAATTGGTAATCAGTTCACCATTCTGGTCAAAGCTATTAGCAAGTGCTGTGTACTGTGCCTTAGATGTTTCATCGATTGTAGCACCAGTAGTTTCAAGCAACGTCTTAACATTACCAATACGGTTAGACAGGTTCTGACGCTCAATCTGCGCTGATGCCGCTGAGTCAGAGAAGCCACCTTCTACTGCACCAGACAGGACTTCAAAGCCTGCTTGTGTGCCTTCGCCTAGTGTACCAATACGT